CGTAGCAACCATTAACATTGGTGGTGGAGTACTAAATAGAGAATATACCTTCTCGTGTAAAATGACTGACAGTACAGGAAGTACAGCAGAGCGGTCTATCAAATTATCAATAAGAGAGAAATAATGGCATACAATTTTCTCGGTCTAGTAAATGAAATTAATCGTAGACTAAACGAAGTTGAATTAACCTCAAGCAACTTTAGTTCTTCTAATGGTTTTTATGCTCACGCTAAAGATGCAGTCAATGCGTCTTTACGTCACGTCAATCAGTCAGAGTATGGATGGCCTTTTAATCACGTAACACAAGAGGATGTGCTTACAGCAGGCACAACAAGATATCCGTTTCCTAATGACTGTAAAGTAATTTCGTTTGAAACATTTAGAATTAAAGAAGACTCTACACTTAATAATGACACTAAAAAACTAAGGGTAGTTAAGTATGAAGAGTATCTAGAAAGCAGCGTTTCACAAGAGTATAAAACAAGTACTTCAAACAATACCCTTCCTAACTATGTATTTCATGCACCTTCTTTAGAATACGGAATGGTTCCTCCACCAGACAAAGCCTACACTGTAGTATATGAGTACTATCGTATTCCTGTTGACTTAGAAATTTCTACAGATGTTCCTGCTGTTCCTGAACGTTTTAAACACATTATTGTAGATGGCTCTATGTACTATGCTTATTCTTTTAGGGGTGATACTCAAATGGCAGGGTTGTCTCTTCAGAAGTTTGATGAGGGAATTAAGCATATGCGTAGTATGCTAATTAACCGATTTGAATATTTACGTAGCTATATGATTTCAAGTAATCAGGGAGGTGGTCGCGTTGCTGCCTCCTCGTCTAACACAGGTTCTTCATTGGATTCACTATAATGGAAAAGTGGCAAACATTTCCCGTAGAGTTTAGAGGTGGTCTTGTAACTAATCTTAGTCCTTTACAGCAGGGTATAAATGCTCCGGGTAGCGCTACTATCTTACGTAACTTTGAACCTTCTATTGAGGGCGGATACAGGCGTGTTAATGGCTTTGATAAATACGATAGCACTATTGTTCCGCCGTATGGTTTGCCTGTTGTTCACGGTGCCTCACAAAGTGGTACTACACTTATTATAGCTAACATACATAAAACACCAGAAGCAGGTGACACTTTTACAGTCACAGGTGTTTCCGGTACATATACTATTGCGTCTAGTGGTGTTAGCTTTGATGCTACAAACAACAGAGCAACTTTAACTTTAACAACATCCTTAGATAGTAGTCCTGCTAATGCTGTAGCTGTTACCTTTGTAACCACAACCACAGAGCATCTTTTAACAGGACTAGCCGTATTTGAAGATACTGTGCTTGCACAAAGAAACTTTGATATATTTAAAACAGCAGGTTCAGGCTATACTCATGTAAACGTACCTACGTATGGTACTGTATTAGTCAACGCAGGTTCTCAAAGCGGTTCTACTTTAGCTGTAGACGGTCTGTCTGCTGCACCTCGTGCGGGTGACGTATTTAAAATTGCTGGTATAAATTTAGTATATACAGTTACAGCTAACGCTACTGTTAGTTCTGGTGAGTCAACACTTGCTATTGATCCTGCACTAGCTAGTAGTCCTGCTGACGATGCAGCAGTTACTTTTTTGTCTATCTCTCGTGACGGTGCTAGTAAATTAAGATTTGACCGTTATAACTTTGACGGTACAGATAAGATGATATTAGTAGATGGATCAAATGCTCCTGCTATTTATAATGGTACTACATTTACTGTTTTAAACAGTGCGCCGTCAGATGTAGTTGGGGCCGCACACGTAAAAAACTTTAAAAATAACTTGTTTTTTGCTAAAGGTTCTGCTATAACTTTCACAGCAGTATATACTGATACAGACTTTACCGCTGCTAACGGTGCAGGTACTATTAATGTAGGCGATGATATTACAGGACTATCTGTTTTTAGAGATACTTTATTTATATTTACAGAAAATGCTATTTTTAAATTAGCTGGTTCTACCATAGCTGACTTTAGACTAGACCCTGTAACAAGAGACATTGGTTGTTTGGCTGGAGATTCTATTCAAGAGGTCGGCACCGACGTTATGTTTTTAGCGCCCGATGGTCTTAGGTTATTAAGTGCAACAGAACGAATTGGTGACTTTAACTTTGCTAATATATCTAAAGCAATTCAAAGTGACTTTACAGACTTCGTTTCTTCTAGTACCGTTTTTTCTAGTTTAGTTATTAGGTCTAAGTCTCAATACAGAATATTAGGATATGCTGCGTCATTTACTAAAGAAAACTCTAAGGGCGTAATTGTTACACAGTTAGCTCAAGAAGGTGGTGGTGGTGTTGCATGTGCTGAAACTAGAGGCATTAAAGCACACGTAGCAGACAGTCATTTGCATGAAGGTGTTGAGTATATAGTTTTTGGTAATAACGATGGTTACATATATCAACTTGAACAGGGTAATAGCTTTGATGGTTCAGATATACAAGCAGCATTTTCAACACCACATTTGCCACTAGCTGATCCGAGAGTACGTAAAACTTTTTACAAGATGTTTTTATACACAGACCCTAAAGGTACAGTAACTATTAGTGCAAACTTAAAGTTAGACTTTGATGGTATATCAAGCATTCAACCAGATGCTATCAGTATAAACAATTTAGTAGCTGGCGGTTCTAGTGATGTTTCTTTATATAGCTCTGCCGTATATGGTACAGCAAGATTTGGCGGTAAATTACAATACGTATTTGAGGCACAGCTAATAGGTTCAGGATACACAGGGTCTTTAAACTTTACTAGTAACGGTACAGACCCATCATTTGCACTAGATGCAATGACAATAGAATACGCTAACAACGCGAGGAGATAATAATATGGGAACGGGTTATACAAGAAATGACGCATCTAATAATATTGCTACGGGTAATGTTATTAATGCGGCTGATCTTGATGGTGAATTTGATGCCATTGTTACTGCCTTTGGTACGTCAGGACACACACATGACGGAACTGCGGCAGAGGGTGGTCCCGTTACTGTTGTAGGTCCAGTACAAGATTTTGTTGTTAGTGCAGGCGAAATCAAACCTAAGACTACTAATACATTAGATATTGGTACAGCGTCTTTACAATTTAAAGATATGTACATTGATGGTATAGCTTACATTGATGGTATTGGTGAAGATGTTCTTGTAGCCACAGACAAAAAGATTCAACTGCGTGACACAGCTATTAGTATTAACTCTAGTACAGACGGTCAGCTTGACATTGATGCAGACGGTGAAGTAGAGATTGCTACAGGTACGCTAGACGTAAATGCTACTACCACTGATATTAGCGGTACACTAACAGTAGGTGGCACACTAACGGCTAGTAGCGGTGGTTCTTTAACAGGAACGTGGTCAAACTTAGGTACAGTTACTACTGTAGATATTAATGGAGGCACTGTTGATGGTGCTGTTATTGGTGGCGCTAGCGCGGCTGCTGGTACGTTTACAACTCTTACTGCTACATCCCTTAACTCTACAGCTGTTGGCAACTCGTCGGCCTCTACAGGAGCCTTTACTACACTTACAGCCTCAACCAATTTAAATGTTAATAGCTCTACTACCATTACAGGAATACTAGACGAAGATAATATGGCTTCTGATAGTGCAGCTAAACTAGCTACACAGCAATCCATTAAAGCCTATGTAGATAGTCAAGTAGGTACTGCTGATACATTAACTGAAGTTTTAGGTAATGGAAATAGCACAAGTGGCACTAACATTGTAGTTACTAGTGGCGACTCTATTACAACAAACACTATTAGTGAAACGACATCTGCTTCTGGTGTGACAGTTGATTCCCTACTAATTAAAGATGGTGGCATTACAGCGGCAGGCACTTCTACATTTGCGGGTCAAACTATTAGCAATCTGGGTACTGTTACTACAGCAAACATTGATGGTGGTACTATTGATGGTACTAACATTGGTGCTAGTAGTGCAGGGACAGGTGCTTTTACTACACTTACGGCAAGCACTAGCTTAAATGTTAATAGTTCTACAACGATTACCGGCGTACTTGATGAAGACAATATGGCTTCTAACAGTGCGGAAAAACTTGCAACGCAACAATCTATTAAAGCCTATGTAGACAGTCAGGTCGATACAGTAGACACACTAGCAGAAGTACTAGCTATTGGTAACTCTACAGGCGGAACTAATGTTGTTGTGACAGCAGGAGACGTTCTTACTACTAATACAATCAATGAAACAACGGGTGCATCAGGCGTAACCATTGATGGTGTACTGCTTAAAGACAGTGTTGTAACTGGCAACGTAACCGGCAACCTTACCGGCAATGTTACAGGCAATGCTTCTGGTAATGCTGGAACTGCTACTAAGTGGGCTACTGCTCGTACAATAACGCTTACAGGAAATGTAACAGGAACGTCTGGTGACTTTGATGGTACAGGAAGTTTAAGTTTTGCAACTAGCATTGCTGCTGGTGCTGTAGATACAGATGAACTTGCAGCAGATTCCGTAACGGCAGCTAAGATTGATGATAATGCAGTAGGTGCTGCCGCCTTAAATGTTAGTGGTAATGGTACAAGCGCACAAGTATTAGCATCTGACGGTGATGGAACCTTTAGTTGGGTAACACCTCTTGCTGTGTCCAGTCAAACACTAGCAACAAATGGTAGTACTAATATTGGTTCTCTGCAAATAAGGTGGGGTGAAGTTTCAAACCCTACTAATGGCGATACTGTTTCTTTTACCTCTGCTTTTAGTACAGCTTGTTTAAATGTGCAGACTACTGCTACTCACAGTGGAGCGGCTAATGAGGGTTTTGCTGTTAACACACTAACAACATCTGGCTTTGATGTTCAACTATCAGACGGTTCAGTAGATGGGTTTTATTATTTAGCAATTGGACATTAATAATATGTTTGATCCTTCAGGAAAAACCTTAGTTGACTGGTCTGCTATTACAGTAACATTAGGTGCTGTAGTTCAAATACTGCCTGCTATAGCATCTGTACTTTCTATAGTGTGGTTATCTTTAAGAATATATCAAACGATGAATGAAATAAAAAATAAGGATTAAGATATGGCTGCTCCATATACAAACATTAAATTTTCTGATGCCGCTATGCCTCGCATTGCACGGGCTACTGGATATAATAGTCCTGATATGGGAGGTTTCCAACAGTTTCTAGCTCAAGACCCTGCTGCTAAAGCTAAGTACGAGCGCTTTCAGCAACAGGCGGTTGGTACTATGATGGCAGCTAGAGGTGGTGTAGTCAAGTTTGTTGATGGTGGAATGGTAAAAAAGTATCAGACAGGAGGAGATACATCTGATACTAGCACAACTTCAAACATAAATCTAGAGGAAATAGAAGAAAAAAGAATTGAAGGTCAAGTACCTGACACAGCTACTGTTACAGCGCAAAAAATACAGGACGCACAAAATCAAGACGTGGCTGCGGGAACAGGCGGAGTCTCTGGTCAAGTAGCTGCTCAACCATCTGGCACAGGTGTTTCAAGTACTGTAGATCAAGTTACAGGTACTGACGCAGCAACCATTACCGCTGATCAAACTGCTGCTAATATTAAGGCTGTAACAGATACGACAACTGCTGAACAAAGTCAGTTTGACGCAACCATTCAGGCACAAGAACAAAACGAATCTTCAGTATCGAAAGTAGAAGCCGCTCAAGGTGAGGCTAGCTTTATTGGTGGTCCTGCAAATAGGGAGATTCAAAACGGTGAGCTTATTGATTCTGTAGCTAACGCAGAAAAAGCTAGTAAATATACAGAACAGATTCAAGCTGCTACTGCCTCTCCTTCACAAAAGTCTACGGTACAGGGACAGTTAGAAAATTTATATTCTGACTTTGATGCGGCTGCACCACCTGCATGGGCTTCAGGTGCTATGCGAGCAGCTAACTCTGCTATGGCAGCACGAGGTTTGTCTGCATCTAGTTTAGCTGGTCAGGCTGTAGTACAGGCTACAATGGAAGCAGCCATTCCTATTGCTCAAGCTGACGCAAGTATCTTTGCTACTTTTGAACAAACTAACTTGAGTAATAGACAACAACGTGCTATGCTTGCAGCACAACAACGAGCAGCTTTTATTGGTCAGGAGTTTGATCAAGCCTTTCAAGCTAGAGTAGCTAATGCAGCTAGAATTGCAGACGTAGCTAATCTTAATTTTAATGCAGAGCAACAGGTTATTTTAGAAAACTCTAGAATAGCTAATACTTTTGAGCTACAAAATCTTTCTAATAAACAGGCTCTTGTAATGGCAGAGGCTGCGTCTTTATCTCAGCTAGATATGGCAAACCTAAATAATAGACAGCAGGCTGCTGTACAAAACGCTCAAAACTTTTTGCAAGTAGACATGGCAAATCTAAGCAGCAGGCAACAGACAACTATGTTTAAAGCTCAGTCTAGTATTCAATCTATTTTTACAGATGCTGCCGCAACAAATGCAGCAAGACAGTTTAATGCAACAAGTCAAAACCAAACAGATCAGTTCTTTGCTGGCTTAAGTACGCAAGTAAATCAATTTAATTCTTCTCAAAGCAATGCTATGGAACAGTTTAATATTGGTCAGGCTAATGCAATCAATCAATTTAACACTAACATTGCTAATCAGAGAGACCAGTTTAATGCTCAAAACCAATTAGTAATTGCACAATCAAATGCTCAGTGGCGTAGACAGATTGCAACGGCTGACACGGCAGCACTTAATAGGCAGAATGAGTTTAATGCTTCTGCTGCGTTAGGTGTTTCTAATCAGGCATATGCAAACATTCAACAGTTTACAAGAGATATAATGTTTAAGGCTATTGAGTCTTCTGAAAATGCTTTAGACAGAGAGACAAGAATTGCTACAGCTATTTTTAATGCTAATGCTTCGTCAGCAGACTTGCAATCTAGGTTAGACGCAGCAGAGGATGCAAGTATTGCTTCTGCTATTGGTGGTGGTTTGTCGGCTGCTCTGTCCTTTGCTGGAACATCAACAGGCGGTAGTATATTAAAAGAATTTGGCATTGGATAAGGAAAAGTAATGACAAAAGAAAACGAGCCAAAAATCGTAAGGCATAATACACCCGAAAGTGTTATGAAAGCATATCAAGTTTATGCAAATAGTATGAAAGCAATCTCTGCTCGTTATCTAGGTATTAGTGACGATCCGCTTTATCTTAGTGGTGGTGGTGTAGTGCGATCATCGGGTATGATGGCCTCACCTAAAAGCCAATCTACTAAACCAGACTTAACGGGTTTGTCTTCTGCTCAACGCGCACACCTAAGTTTTCTAAAGGCACGTAATGAACTAAGAAAAGGAAAGTCTAATGCCTAATCCAGCACCTGTAACTGAAAGAGATTTTGATGCTCCTATAATGGGAGCTAGCCTTACAGGTGAGCTTGGTGCTAAACCGTATGAGCAACCTGCTACGTTGCCCTCTGTAGAAGAGAACCTTGATTATTATATGGAAGCATTGCTGTCTCCTGCTATGATGCCTCGTATTGCGGCTAACCTTGAGCGTGGTAGGCGCGTGTCTGACTTTGCTGAGTTTCTAGTAACAAGTGGTGTAGCTGAAGGCAGGCATACTATTGACGTAGGTATTTTAGTTCTACCTACTATCATTGAAATGATTGCTTTAATTGGAGACATGTACGATATTGATTTTGATATGGGTCTTGAAGCAAGGTCAGAAGAATCTAAAGATAGTTTTATCGAAGTAGCTGAAGCAGCCCTCTCAAAAACAGAGGACGAAGAAGATGAATATGTAGCTTCTGATATGAATGATGTAGAGCTTGAGGAAGAGCCAGAAGCTGAAGAGGCTCCGGTTCCTGAACCGTCTAGCTTAATGGCAAGGAGATAAGTATGTCGTGGGGTTTAATTGCTGCTGAGGCATTTAAAGGTGTAGCAACAGGTGCTGCTAGCTTTGCAGCCCAAGAGGATGCACGTATTGACAAAGCTGAAGCACTAGCTGAAGAACGTATTAAACGTGCTATGGATCATGCACGAGAACATCAAAAAGAATATAAGGCTAATAAAAAAGTTGCTGTTGAATCTATAGGCGCACTAGCAGAAACCCTTAATTCTGCTGGCGTATCCTCACAAAAAGCAAAAGCTATGGCAGCAAATATCTTTAGAAATAACCCTACTAAAACAGCAGTAAGCAGATACATAGGAAAAATAGATGCCATGCTAAAAGGTGGAGGCACTGTTGATGATCTAATTGGTGGTATCGAAATAGACCTTGATCCTAACACACCATTAGTCTTAGACGATCTTGCTGCCGCAGCAATGCCAGCTTCTCAACAGAGACGGGGTTTAAAGTCCTTTTTGCCAGAGCAACCTGAGTTTACAGGTAATCCTCTTCTTAAAGGTATATATAAAGATGGTGTTCCAGATCGTCTTAGGACACAACGAGAAGAAGGTATTAAAGAAGCTGAATCTCTTGGCTTAATGTCTAGACCTGCTCCGCAACCATTGCCTACTATGACAGGCCAGATGAATATTGTTCAACCAGTTTCTACTGAAACGTATCTTGAAGAGAATAGAAGGTTTACGAGGATGGCTGCTGCTGCAACTGATCCCGATAAGAAAGCTGAGCTTGAAGCAAAAGCAGCTACAGCACGCGCCAATTACATTGACGAAAAAAGAGCGGGGGATAAACCTAAAGAAGGCAGCCTTGATAGTGACATTTATAGGCTTACTGTAGCCGCTGATAAGGCTAAGACACCTGCGGAAAAAGCTGCAATCGAAGCGGAGATAGACTCCAAACTAGAGCGTGTTGCACAACTAGCAGCGGCTAAAAGAAAGCCTGACGGAGAGCAAGGTGCTAAGTTTACACCAGACTATGCTAAGTCTCTTAATAAAGATTTAACAGAGAATAGCCCTGCAAGAAAAGATTATCGTAGAAAGGTGGTAGGAGCAGCTAGCACTACAGAAGGAAGAATAAATGGTCCGATGGTGTTAGCTAAAGAAGCTTTTTATAGTACGTGGAAAGCTGTTGGTGGTTCAGCGGCTAATCTGGCAGAGCGAGAAGCAGTTGATGCTTTGAAAGGTCAATCTGGTCTTGGTTCAGATAAAATGGCGGAAATTGAAACGGCTCGACTAGGTGCAGCTAACTTAAATGTTTTTGTTAGTATAATGCGTAATAGTGATTCCGCTAAGCTAAATCAAGCTATTGCGGAAGCAAAAAAGATTACGGGTGATGAAGCAATTAAAGCCTCCACCCTGTATAAAGATATTGCTGCACGAGTAAACGAAGGGTTCTTTGTACCTAAAGACGATTCGGATTACGCTAATATTGTAATGCAAGTATACTTGGACATTATAAAATAATGACAGACATAATTAACTGGGACGCAGAAGATAAACTTGATCCAGAAAGTCTGGACGAAGGTGCGCCTGAAGGGTTGCCTGAAGGGTTGTCTGAAGTAGAGGAAGATGACAACTCTATTGGGTGGACTTCTATGGCTGGTCCTGCCGAGCCTGAGCCTAAGCCTGTAGAAGAAGCACCCCCTGAAACTTTGGTCGAAGGGCCACCTGAAGGGTTGCCTGAACAGGAGCCGGAGCTTGAGCCAATTGAACGTGACTTAGCGGCTATGGGTTTTAAAACAGGTGCATCGTTTCGAGCAAACCTTCCAAAAACACAAGAGCAACGCAAAGAAGAAAGGGAAAAAATTACACCTTCTCTTTACAAAGACAAAGAGTTTATGAGTTCTTTAGAAGAATACTATACAGGACGTACCTCACAAGGGAAACGCTTGGAGGACGAAACAGACCAAGAATATTATGAACGCTTTTTGTCAAATCATTATAGGTATATGCTGAATAGTTATGCTGGCTTAGCTATGCAAACCAACTGGCTAATGGAAACTGGCGATGAGGGTAGGCAGCAATTCGGAGAACTCTTTTCTCGTATTGAAGCAGACGAACCAGAAGTAGGTGATCCTTCTTTAAGTGCCGGTGAAAATATTACAAAAATAGCAGACTCTTTGTGGTACTCTATGACTGACCCCGCTACTGCTTTAACATTAGGGGCTGCGTTAGTAGCAGGTGGTGGTATAGCGTCTGCTGGAACAGGCTTAGCTGCACAAACAGGTATTCGTAAGTCTGCTGTATACATACTACGTCAGGCTACTTTAAGAAACGCTGCTATTAAAAAGATTTTAGCTGGGGGTGGCGCTGGTGCTGTCGTAGGTGTGAGTCGAGATGTTGAATGGCAAAACTTTGAGGCTTTTACAGACTTAAATGAAGAGGGTAAAGTCCGTACTCGTGAAGAGGCGGCGGCTGTGCCAACAAATGTACCAAGAGCAATAGGGATGGGGGCACTTGAGGGTATATTTGGCGCTGCCTTTGATGGTGGTACTGCTATTGGCAGGGCTGTTATCCAGAACAAAAAAGTTGTAGCTGAAAAAGCTAAGCTTGTGTCGGCAGGAGCAAAATCTCGCGCTCAACAAATGCAAAGTGCTATTCAGCAGGATGCTGTAACAGGAACAAACTCAGCAGAAGCTCTTGCCTTAGCACAACGTGTAGAGGTTCGTCGAGCTAGTAATGCACAAGGAAATAAAAAACAAAGTTTGTTTGAAGGGGATGAGGGTGATTTTAAGTTAACTGATAATGTGCCTATCAAATATCAGGAGGCAGCACTTCGGGCTGTACAAAACCCTGACATAGCAGAGAAGATAGGTGACATAGCAATGGATGTTATACTAGCTTACAAGCGAGAGGGTAAGCTGGACCTTCTAGAAAGCACAGAAGTAATCGTTGGAAGTGGAACTACTCGCGCTCGTAAAGTAGAAGAAAGTTTAGAAAAATTCTTAGATAATGAAGGTCGTTATGGTCAGGTACTAGCTGATACCTTAGACGGTTTGCAAGCGCGTATGCGTTTATCTGTAAAAGAGTTGGGTGGCGAGGAAGAAGCCAGCTTAGAGTTAGCCCTTCTTGAAGAGGCTTTAAAGAAAAACAACCTAGACAAAAGCGAGTTCTTAAAGATGATGTCGTTCTATACGAACGGCTATGTTTCTATTGGCGGACAGACTAAAAAGTCTTTGTCAACCGCTGCCTCTGTACTCGGTAAGGCTGGTTGGCAAGCCAGAACACTTCGTCGGTCTATGGGTGTTATCGAAGATAAAGAACTTAAAGACATACTTAATACGGCGTATGCTCAACCTAACCCTGTAATACAAGGATTATCAACGGCCCTACGTGCTATTAGGGGTCTTGATAAAGTAAGGATTGGTTCTCTAACAGCACAACTTCCTACTATGATGCGTAATAATGCAGGTGGTGCTATGATGATCACTGCCCAAACAGGGGCAGACTTAATTGAAAATACTATTTATCAAATGGGTCAGGCTATACGTACAAAGATTACAGGAAAAGGTGACACAGGTATTACACAAGGTTTAATAACCGCTTTTTCTGACAGCCTTATTACAGTACAGAGGATGGCAAACCAATCTAAAAGCCAAGCTCTTGTAGACGTTACACTTCAACATGTACCCAATGCACATCAACGCATTCTACGAACACAGCCTGATATTTTAGGACCACAAGCAACAACACGGGTTGGTAGATTGGCAGACAATTATGTGGAGTTTTTAAATATATACAACATAACGTCAGATAGTTTTCTTAGGCGGGGGTTTTACGCGGCTAACCTCGAAAAAGAATATAGAAATTTTCTCAAGGTCTATAAAGAAAAGAACGGTAAGGCTTTTGCAGGAGGAAAGCTTAAAACCGTAAGCGACTTTTTAGCAGATGGTAGGGTACTAGATAAACGTCTTGTTCTTCGGGCTGTTGATACCACTCTTGATCAGACATTTGCAGGACAACCTAAAACAACTGCGGGTAAAGCAATCCTAACTGCGTTGGAAGAAACGAAACCTATCTCTTCGGCCTTTATGCCCTTCCCTCGTTTTATGGTAAATGCTATGCGTACCCAGTACGAATACTCTCCTGTTAATCCTTTCGTAAAGCTAGCAAATAATTTTAATAAACAAACATTTAAAAACCCTACAGAGTTTCATATGTCTAAGGTGCCTGAAGCGTTTGCTAGGGGTGCCGTAGGTTCAGCAGCGTTAGCATACGCATGGACTGAGTTACCTAATATGAAGCGGTGGTGGGACGCTAACGGGAAAGATATTCGCGCTGTATGGCCTGCAAGCTATTTCTTTGCAATTGCTGATCTAATATCTATGGCAGCAGGGGATGATAAAATTCGTACTAAGCAGGATATATCTAGTGCGTTACAGGCTGTAACAGGTGTACCTGCATTATCAAATAAAGACAACGAATTTATTAAGCAAGGTTTAACTTTGTTTGATGGTGAAACGGCAGATAGTGTTAGGTCACTAAGCACTACCCAAAAGTGGGGAGAGTTTACGGGCCTATGGCTTGGAGGTTTTGCCACTCCTTTACGTGCGGTACGTGACCTTCAGGCAGAAGCAGCTTTATTTCCTGAATACAAAGACCCTAAAGTAAGGTATGAAGATATGGGCTTCTTTGATATAGCCGGAAATGTTATTGTTGACTCCGCCTTACCGGCTAATGTTCTTGGTGTTCAAATTCTAGAAGAGCGTCCTACTAAAGAATATGTTTTAGCTGGTGAGTCTAAGAACCGCCAGCTACCTGCTGCTCGTTTTCTTGGTATTGCTATGATGCCTAAAACTACTGCCGTTGAGGATGAGGCAGTGAGGTTAGGTATAACGCAAAAAGATTTGATTGGATACTCTGGTTCTCGACGTAATGATGCTCGTATGCGTAAACACTTTGCTCGTTTTGTTGAGCTAGGTTTAGGAGAAAAAATACAAGACCCTGACTACCTAACCCAAAAATCTACGGAGAGCCGTGCGGCGTTTAAGTATCGTCAGCGTAGAGTTTTTTTAAATTACGCTAAATCTTTTAAGAAATCTGCTGAAGAGGTAGTAGTTAATGAAGAAGAAACGGAAGCTATTGCCGCTGTTAAAACAATTACAGCAGAGCTTCAGACAGCACTTAATGCACAAAAAGCAGGAGATGACACTGTTACCGCTGAAGATATTGTCGAGATAAAAACAAGACTTGCTGAAGCAGACTTTGTTTATTCTACCAGTGATAGTGCTAAGTCTAAGTGGCTTAGATATACTAAGTCTTATAAATTAGAGATAGAAGAGTTTTTTGCAAGGCAACATCAAGCAACCTTACAAAAAATTAAAGACGGAGATTTACTTGACTCTGCGGATTACCTGTTTATGAAGGGGCCAACCATCGCAGAACAAGGTGCATATGGTATGGCTATTGCTGTTGGCGATGCCAAGAAAGCAGCCGAAAAGTTAGACTAACGTTTATCCCCTGACCCACCAATCGTACCACGATCTTTACGTGACGCAAGCTTGTTCATATTATCTTTGGCTACACGACCTAAAGAGATATCCAGATCAGTGGCGAGTGCAGAGCAGTACCACAGTACGTCTCCTAACTCTGCAGCTATCTGTTCCTTCCAATCTTCAGGCCTCTTCTGTGGACCATCACGGATAAGCTTCTTTACTTTGTTGGCTACCTCACCAGCCTCACCGGCAAGTCCGAGTGCTGGATACATTAGCTTTGTATTTGCAGGATAGATAGCTGTAGTCTTACAAAAATCTTGATAGTCTTCTAGCGTCATAGCTGCGCCTTTCATATCCATAAACTCCTTAATGTCGTGCATTAGTTTCATGTCGTTTCCCCAAGCTATCAAAGTAGGCTTTGTTGTAACCTCTTTGCCATTCTTTTTCTGCCATAGAACCTATAGGAAAAGGACACTGTGCCATCACAACACTGACCCCATTAACTTGTTTAATTTTAGGTAGGATAAAAGCTTTATATCCAGCCTGATACTGGAGCTTAAGAGGCGGCCACTTTCGGTGGTCATTCGATGGCATCTTTTTCTTGTTGATCATAGAGCTTCTTTCAACTGATTGATCTTAAGGTTGTAACAATTAGAACGAACTTGAAAGTTATTAGACGGATCAACATCACCAGCATGTAAGTATACTGCTTGTTCTAGGTACGTATCTTTTTCAAGCATACCTAAATACCACCCTACACTCAAGTCTTTTTTAATACGTACAAAAGCATAAGCATCACACTTCTGTTTAGTGTTAAGGGCAGCTACAGAACAATCGTAGTGTCCTCGCGGTACGCTAGTAACTGTTTTAGATTTGACATCCACTTTAGTTCCATCTTTAAGAACTAGATCATAGTCATATGTGTTAACCCATTCACCCCCTAACGCACAGTTAGCTACAACCTCTCCCAAAAAACCAACAAGATTTCCTTTTCCTTTAGTAATAGAGTTGCGAATAGTCCCTAGTTCCTCTGCTTTAATACGGGCCTTGTCTACCATCTCTGGTGTAATCTCTATTTCAATCATGGTTTTATATTCCTATTAGTTCCGTGTAGTTTGTTAACGACCTGTGATGTCCACAACTTCACATACCCCTGCTGTACAGGCAAGCTCTTGTGATCCTGACGTGTGATCTTCTTTTTCGTACTCGCAAAGTTTAGACCAATCAATATTCTTTGGCATTTTTTCTTTAAGCGAAGTATACTCAGACTCAGTGCAATCCTGATACGGAGCTTGCTTATAAGAATGTTCAGCATGAGGCAAGAAACTAACGCCCGAAATGCTATCAAAGTTTTCATAGACCCAATCCCCTACCTTCAACCATTCTTCTTCACGTACACTAACAGTGATAGATGGCTTGTGTTCACACCAAGCGTTTTGATATACCTTCCACAATTCTAGTTGTTCGATGGCTGACATACCATCTCTACACACAGCACTTGATGGAGACTTCATAGGAAACGAGAACACTGTTGTGCTTTCTGGTTTCATAAAGTCTGGTTCAGCAGGAATGCCAGAGTCAATCATAAACTGTGTCATAGGGTCTTTATTATCTGCACGTACTGTACGTACATAATGTGGATTGTGGCGGGCGTGAATGCCTGACGCACTATCAACAAGCTGTGACACAGTACCGGACGGCTTAACGCAGGTGATAGCGGCAGACTGTTGAATGCCCATATCAAATGCAATCTCTGTGTTAGTGTCAATGGCTACTTGTTTTAGTTCTATCAGCCACCTGTTTGTTTTTGGTAGACCCTCTGAACCATTAAGAATGTTGTGGTCCATAATACCCGTTAGACTTACACCCAACAAACGCTCTTCTTGTGTGTTAGTTTTCCAGATAGAACGTAGATACTTAAAGTCAGTCATGCAAGACTGAAACGTACCTAAGATTGTAGCATGTCTCACCTTTTCTTTGAGTGTCTCTAGTGTATCTGTAGCACGAACAACTACCTCAGATAAATTACAGAATTGATATGGTCGCAGAATAATCTCTGAACAGGGATTAGTACCCCACTCAATAGGCTTATTGTTTTTATTCTCTAGCTTTCTGCGGCCATTCTTAGCAGCCTGTTTGTGTGCTGCTTGTCTGTTGAAGATGCCGCGCTCACCTGACTTACTCTCATACAGTGAGTGCCACTCAGAAAAGAATACTTCCATAGTAGGCTTTGTCTTGTAAGACACAGAGTTGTTAGCTAATGAACGTTGTGCTTCATTAACCCACCACTCACCTGACTTAGCCTTACGCATAGATGCGTCACCAAGATTAGACAAAGAGATCAGTGCGCTTCTACGTACACCACCTACAACTACAATCTCTCCAATTTTACACATGATGTCGTGTGCTTCTATAGAGAATAGCCTGCGTCCTGCTGCACCTTTGAACTTGTCAATGCAGAAGTTAAACAGGTCTTCAAGAGGTTCGGGACCAGACGCCCTACCACCAAACGTCATAAGTCTGGCACCTGCTGGCCTTACTTTGCTTACATCCCACTTAGGAACCTGTCCGGCATACAGACATGCAATGAGTTCACGTAGTGCCTTACACCAACCAGCCTTACTGTCGTCAACAACAATGATTGTGTTGCTGCTATGAAAGTCTTCATTGACTACGGGTAGCTTATCTACGCTCTCACGCTCAACGCTGAAGCCTACACCTGTACCACACATTAGAATGTACATAGCCTCATCAAATGAGCGGGGGCTGTCTACTGGAATGTAACTACAATTGTAGCTACCTACGTGACAACGATCCAAAGCTGGACCAGCAGTCATCATAGCTCGCATCGAAGGCATGACGCCTAAGTTTAGTACGGAGTCCTCTACCTCAGACAGAATCTTTTTAGCTTTCAGGTAGCCAAATGTATCATAGATATAACTACCTACGTAATCAAAGTATCGGCTTACTGTCTCTTGCCAATCTTCACGGCGTCCTTCTTCTTCCTTCCACCGTGCATAACGGCTGAGTGCGATAAAGTTTTGATAGTCTGTAGGTAAGATATTGCTCATCAGTTCTTAACTCCAAAGTCTACCTTAATTATATTACCTTTGTGTATTAGTTGAGGAGAGGTATCTGTTTCCTCTTCGTCGTAATCATCCCCAAACAAATACTCTGCGTCCTGCCCCGTTTCTTCAAAGGCCTGTTCTACTAGCTTATAGGCTTTGTCTCGAACGTCTTTATCTGATTCGTACAGAGGTACAGACGCACAAATCATATGAAGAATGTGAAGAACTTCTTCTAGCTCTGACGGCTCTAGCCCATGATTGTCAGAAACAAGCGCTGTAATTTCTACTCCGCCCAACCACTTACCGTTTTCCTTTTCTGGCTTAAGGCAGATATAAAAATGTTCATCGTCTAGTGCGTCCTGTAGTGTCTTCATTTTTTCTTTCCTATAAAAGGGATACGTGTTGGGATTTTAGGGTTAGGTTTTTCCTGTAGCCAGTCTTTAGGTATCTTCTTATCGTAAAACCGGAAGTCATATTTATAACACCATTGAGCATACGTACTCTTGGCACCTTTGTAAAGTTTTTTGTTGCTGTTCTCAAAAATAAATCTTACATCAAGGTGAGGGTATTGTTTTCTAATAGCCAAATGCTTACGCCTATCGGCTGGCATAAACCTACCCTTAGCTTCTATAACAATGTTGTTATGTGTAATGAAGTCTGGTGTGTATGATCTGTAAGCTAAGTCCTCCCACTCTATTTTATTTTTCTCATAAGAAAAAGGTTTCCCGTAAGCTAGTAAGTCTTCCGATAACTCAAGTTCAATTACTGACCTGAATCCTTTACGACGAGCTTCTAGCTTACGGGAGACTGCCATGTTACCAGCGCCAAGCAGGAATAGAAGGCTTCATAGAATGAATATCCTCATGAATATCATCTAACTTTTTTTCGATGTCCTCGCTAGCCATCAATAGGCTTCGCAACTGATCTTGTAAAGATTTGTTGAGTATTTTCTGGTAAGAAACCTGCTTATCTTTAAGGTTGTTATAAAATTTTGATAGGTCTTCTAGCTCCTTGTTAACTTTTTCTACGTATTCTTTAGCATATTCTAGGGGTTGATCTTTTGTAGTAGAATTTTCTTCAGGCATCTGTGTCTTCCTCTTTAATGTAAATATAATCTACGTCTGCCGGAAACTTAGCCTGCGAAGGGATAGAAGGTCGTGTATCTAGACCCTCCCAACACGAGTGCTTAAAGTCACAGAACTTACAGGTGGAGTTCAGAACAATGTTACCTGTAGGCTTACCGCGAAATTTTTCTTCTTCCGGCTCGTAGCACCGACGAAACTCATTAGCTTCTAATTCTGTAGCCGTATCTTCTAGCTTAGATACTTCTTTATCTAGGTCCATAGAGTCGGCAGGTACGTATTTAAACTGGCCGTTAGCTTTATTGACTACCCACCAACCTCCTACTTTTTTGCTTAGCCCCTTAGAATAAACAGCAAGCTGACCCACATAACCAAAAGGATCACTTGCTTGTAGCTTATCAAAGCTGGCAAACTTATTGGTGTAAGACCACGGCGAAGCCGACTTGACATCATCAACCGCACCATCAATGGATAAGTCTGTTGTACCCTTGATAGTTACAGTGTCTGTAAGCTTCAGTGATAGCTCCTCAGCATCTTCGTAGTCTACCTTAGCCTCTGTAAGCAGACCTTTAAACACGGCCTCTACAAAATCACCTAGCACCATATTGAATAGAAAGGTATCAGGTAAAGGTGTAGCTTTTTCAGGGTGGTTCTTTTTAAACCATAGCTGACAATAATCCTGTCCAACATTGGACGCCCTAAGACGAAACTTTTGCTGGCCTTCTCCGCTGAACTGGCGGAGCAAGGACTCTCTTACATCACGTGTAATCTGATCAACGGTAGTTTCAGACATAGAAGTTTTACCGTCGCGCAAGTTAGAGAGTAGCATATGTACTGCGAGTTCAGCGGAGTTGTTCATACTTAAGTCTCCTTAAAAAGGAATTTCGTCATCTAAGGTTACGTCAACGAACTCGTTAACGAGAGCTTTCTGATCATCGTCTAGGGTAGCAACATTCTTAGCCTCCCAATCTTCGGATACCCATTTGTTACGTTGCTTGATCCAATCAAGGAAGTTTTGGAAAGTCTCTTGGTCTCCTGCGTCAAGGTCTTTTGCTGTTGTCAAATCAGTAGATTGAACTGGTAGGTAGAACTGATCGCCATTAGGAAGATCAACAGCCTCAGACGTAAGAGCCATAGTGTACTGCATAGGTAACACACTACGCTTCATCATCTGATTAAAAGGTACACCCATAGTCTTAAAGGCATCACGGTTGTCTACCTCCCAGACGACAGGTACTTCATCAGTAATTTCTACAGCGTCACCCTTGTCGTCGATAGCGTTTTTAAACGTAGCCAAGCCAAAGATAACACGGGTACGCTTAGTAGCTTTGATAATCTTTTGTGTGGGTTCAGGCACACTATTCCAGTCTTCAATGTAACCGCTAGGCTTACCGCAGTTAAAGCTACCAGCGCTATCTTTTAGGTCCGCTTTAATGTCTGTACCCATGACCGTTTTGATATACTCATTTGGCATACCACCCACACCTTTGACAAAACGCTTGTAAAGAAAGCGCTGCATGAAAGGCCGGACGGTTACTTCCGTAGAGTATACTTTAGGATCGTCACGTGTTGGGCCTTCAAGTCGGTAGCAGCCAGCTTCCACTACCTCCACATTAACCTGCTTACCTTTGATTTCTTGCTTGGCTGTGAGAGCCTTGTGCTGAAGGCCGAGACGTTTGAGGGTAGAGTAGCCACCCGTAGTCGGGGTTGGCTGAGACATCCCAGCAAGTGCTGCCATTTCAGCGAAGTTTGTTGGATCGAGTTCTGCTAGTGCGTTCATTCTATCTGTTCCTTTGTAGGTTTTGAGGATATATATATACTCGAAGTAAGAGTGAATGTCAAGCGACATCTTTAACTTCCAGCCAATTAGGTCCGATTTTACATTCGAGTAGCAACGGTACGTTGAAGTCAATGTCCCATTGCTTATTGATAAGTGTGACTAAACTGTTGTTAGCCCGTTTGATAACGTACTTAACCTGCTCTAGCTCGTCAGGGTGTACGTCAATAACAAGAGAGTCGTGAACACTGTTAACAATACATGACTGCTTTCCTTTCAGTAGGTGTTCGATGTACAGTAACGTGAAGGGTACGATGTCAGCCGTAGCAAACGACTGGACAGGATAGTTTTTGATACGGGTAAACTCAGTGGGGTTTCCGTTACGTCTCCTTGTGATGTTGGGGAAAGCAAACTGCCTACCAGATGGCGTACTGATGAAGCCCTTGTTGAGTGCAGACTTAGCGAGGCTCTGGTGCCACGCAGCAATACCAGCATATTTAGTAATAAAGTGATGGTAGTAAGCTGCCTCTGCCTGTGTACGCCCATAGCCTGTAGCACCAAACAACGGGGCAAAGGTGTGAGCCTTAGCTTCCTGTCGAGAGGTAGGTTGCCCAGCCTCTGTAATAACCTTAGCGGTGTAAGCATGTACGTCAGTACCCTCAAGGATTTCTTTCATGGCTGTCTTGTCTTGGGACAAAAATGCAGCAACACGAAACTCTAATTGGGCAAAGTCAGCCTCAAGTACAAGGCCATTGCCCCATCGTGATACAAAGCTTTTCTTGATGGGGAAGGTGTTGCCTCGTGGCATGTTCTGCATGTTCGGGTTACGACCAGAGAAGCGTCCAGTAGCAGTAATGATTTGAGTAAGCTGTACGTGTAGCTTACCATCCGGCTTAGTGAATGTGTCGATACCATTGACAAAGGCAGATAGGTAGCTGCTGATAGCATTCAAGCGCATCATTTTATCTAAGAATGATTTAGCTTTGCTATCGTTAAGAGAGGCAGCGGTAGCTGACAGGACTGTAAGCTCATCCTTTCCAGTACTGAACCCGTCTGCTGTAACCCAAGAGGAGCGAGGTGGCATGAACTTAAGCCCTGCAATCTCACCCCTGTTCTCATAAAGATAACCTTCACCCACACAAGCAGGACACTTTGTAGGCTTGGCCCACCTCTCTCCGTTCTTTTTAGTCTTGTATATTTTCCCAGAGCCTCTACATGTACTGCACTGAATAGCCTTCTTTTTGTATACAACATCGGATAAACGCGACACAGTACGGCGATAGTCTTGTGCAGACATACGTTCACCATACTCGTCCGCCCAAAGTTTTTTATCTTTTGGGACACGTGAGTAGACTAGGCTTGACAGTTGGGCAGGGCTGTTGAGGTTGATGGGATAGTCACCCATAAGCTCTTGAGCCTGCTCTTGTAGCTCTTGTCGTAGGGTAGCCTGCTCTGTCTCGTACTCTAGACGAACTGCTGCAAGAGCCTCACGATCAACAGCAAAGCCCCGTTGATTCATACGGGCAAGACATGCAGTAACCTTGTTGCTCAGGTCAATGGTAGGTTGCAGAGCGGAGTACTCTGCACTATCAAGAGCGGCGGTCTGAACCTTTTTAAGATGATACGTAGCACGTAGATCGTCGATCAGGTAGTCAGACAACTCAGCATGAGGTACTTCGTCAACAGAAACTCCGTCAGCTAGATACTTCTTCAGTGTGTCTTGCTTCTTGACTGTAAGATTATGGCGTTCAGAACAAGCGTCTAGAGACACTGCATCTTTGACACCCTGTAGCATTACATACTCAGCCACCATTGTATCGTAGATAGGACCGTCGTACTCGAACCCGCACTCCCACAACCACACAAGATCATGGACTAGATTATGTCCAACAAGACACGTACAATTTCCCAAAATAGATTGTAGTTCAGAAACATCATCTGGTCCTTTCTCTGTGTGGTTAATAGTAAAGACTTTAGAATCATTGTCCCCTAAAAGAACACCCACCATAACGAGTGTGTTGGTGGGTTCAAAAGGGTCAAAGTGTTTCTTGCCGTCTCGTTCAGTTACGGTATTCTCTACGTCAAGAACTACCTGCATTAGTTGGGTATCCTACTTTAGGGTTATTGGTTAGTCTTTTCCGGCTGAACAAACTCAGTAATGTAAGGCATGACTTTCGCAATTTCCGTTGCACACATACGTGCCAACTCTCTATGCTCGGCCTGCGTTGATGGATCGGTACGCAAATCAATATAGTGTATCCAACTACGGATACTACCCTTCATATAAAGTCGGGTACGAGTCAGGCCTTCAGGAAGAACTGAGCGCATAAGCTCTTTAGCTATACCTTTCTTAAGACCCAAATCATAAATTTCAAATACTAAATCATTAACTTGTTTTTGGGAGTTCAACCACCAAGCCCTTAGCGCTGCATCGGTAGTAGGTATGCTACTCTGTCTGTTGGTTGTGTCTTGCAGTCTTGTGTCAACCCAATCGGTACTCCCTGTTTCTGTAGCCGCGTACCGCTGAGAAAATTCCTGAAACGAAAACGACCGATGTCGAATCAACTGTCGTGAGATTGCACGGGTAGTAGTAATGTCTAGGCAACAATCCACCATCTCGAAGGGCGACCAATGACGGTGGTTGATCAGGTACTGGATTAACTTATCATTTTTAAGATGGTTAGAAGAAGATGTAGGATTAGACACACGAGCGTAGTATGCTATTTGATCTAGCAAACTAGAGCCTGTCTTCGTCTCGTTCATGCTTTTACTTGAGCCGACTAACGTAACTTGATTCATATTAATTCTTTCTATCATCTATAGATACAGCGTACAATAGGTATAATATAAAAACAATAAAACAGAACAACCCTATTGTTGCTAGTACAGCTTGCAAAAATGTAATCATATATGTTCGCCACGTTCATACATATCTTTTAAGTCTTGTACAAAGAACTCCATCTTATTTAGCTCATACATAAGATCGACCCCTTCCTTTTCTCCCAATCTATAACAAGCTTTGAACACATCTCCTCTAGACTTAGACATATTCTTGTGTGAGATCAGGTGACGCAGTTCTCTTGCGTGTTCTGGGATTGTATAATAAGCGGTACTACCTCCATCACTACGGGTTTTAATTCTGTCTTTAGGAGCGAGACCGGGCGCGTCCTGCGCTTGCGCTGGCAGTGTCAGGTTGACGCCGAACTCCTTAGCCAACCTTCGTTTCTCCTCTCCTTCCTCCATCATCTCTATTTCTTTTGTTACTTCATACCAAGCTGACATTGTTAAGTATCTCCTTTGTCTATAGTCTTCCAAAGACGAACATAAAAAGAGTTCCCCATATTATCTATATGTTCTTGAGGGCATCCATTGTTAGCTACCCATTTAAACAATCCTTCAGGAATAAAGATATTATCATACGGTATTATTTTAGGGAACCCGTACTTCCATCCTAATGGTATGTCTATGTAATAAGGCATTAAGGACGCATGACCCCGTACTGCAACAGAGTAGAAGCAGCCTTAAAAATCTCATCGTTACGTCGTAACCAACCCTTACCATAGATATCAAAGGTGGTAAGCTTTTTGTAAAAATGTTCTCTGTTTACATACAACTGATTGAGAAGTTGTAGTGTTTTACTTTTGTCTGCACTAGAATACCGTTTCTCTACTAGTTTAAGTGTTTGAGGCCCAATGTGTCCATCATCCGCTGCGCCAACCATGCGTTGAAGGGATATGGCTGAACGCGCAACACCAGAGTTAACTGCATAATCAAAGAGGAAAACATCTACACCGTCCGGTAGTTGATTAGCACTCAGCTTATCCCAATAGTCACGGGTGTAAATTTTCTCAGCCTGTTCAAGTGTAAGGTTCTCAATATCATAATCGGGGTAGGACATAGCGCTAACGCCATACTTTGTACCCTTTAGTTCTCCCTCTCCAATGACACCTGTTGTCCAGTTACCTCGATCCCGTTTATCATTTCCATACCCACCTTCGTGGCCTACGGTTAATCCAAAAGCTTTTTTAAAATTATACATCCATTTTCTCCGACGCCATAAACACAACACTGGCCCATGTTAGGTGGGTAAAATGACCAGCACTGTTCTGAATTTGTACACCGTCTGCCGTATAAACAATACCAACTACATTGTCTACAACAATAAAGGGAGGCCCAGAGTTTTTCTCTGCTTCGACACCGCGCAACGCAACTCGAACACGAAGCACATCAGTTTCATGTTGTGTAATAAGTTTGGGTTGAGTAGGGCGACCTCGCTGTTTGGCAGCTTCTTCTTTAGTAAAAGGCATGTAGTTCTCCTTGTGTTTGTGTTGTAGTTTTACGCGGTGTATCTACCGCTTCGCCAATCTAGATCACAGTGTACTATACCGTGCCACCCAGTCAACTTATTTTTTACGACGTTGATGTGACGTTGTGTATCATCTTCCTCCTGCCCTTCAACAGTAGGGTTTTTAGCAATGAGAAACATCAGATCAGCCTCCGCTGCCTTGCCTGTCTTGCTGCCTTCCATCATAGCTTGGTTGAGAACGACACGGCCTTCTGCTTCAGCAGATAGCTGCGACATATACATAACGGCACAGTCATAGTACTTAGCTATCTGTCTTGCGTACACAGCATTGGCACCAAGTACTAAGTCAGGACGAGCAGGGTTGCCCTTCATAGAAGCGAACTTATCTCCCATGTCAAGCACAAGGATATCAGGATCAACAGCCTTACAAAGGGACTCAACCCACGCCATGTCCTTGCCTGTTGTGTCTTTGATAAAGATGTTCTTCTCTTTTTCTCTCCACTTAGCCAGCGCTTGTGTCTTGTTCTCAGCGATCTCATCTATGTGCATATTCATAGTGGCACTAAGATACCTAGCCGTAACACGGTGTGCGCTCTCTTCGTTACAAAGTACCACACACTTAGCACCCTGCTCAGCAAAGCCGTCCGTACCGGCCACAAGAGAGGCGTGGAAGCTTGTCTTACCTGTGTTGGGACGAGCGCCTACCTCAATAAGATGACCACCACTGATGCCTGAAACCTTACGAGTAAGAGATGGGACGTTGAATACCCAACGTGCTTCTTGAGAGTTCTTTTCTAAGATATAATCAAGTGACATGTTCTCCCACTCGATGTCAGTCTGTGGTAGAAAGTTGTCTTGGTGGTTGTCCAATAGCCTACGAAGAGGTTCGAGACTATTCTGTGTACCATTTACGTAATCAAACCCTAAGTTAGCAATTTCTTCTCCCAACACCTGTTGGAATAGTTTACTGAACACATCACGTGCTACATCTACACCTAACTCTGATTGCTTTTTAATCTGTAGAAACATACTCTCATATGCTGTCTTCTGTGATGTACTGAGAGAAGGATTGTCAGCAAGGAAGATCGCCTGTATCTCATCAGGTGTTACGCTTCTATCATAAGAAGATATAGCTTTGTCAATAGCAGATTTGATTTTCTTTCCGTCAGACGTAAAGAGGGAGTCAGGACACTTAGCCCCACGTGTAGAAGAGTAGAACTCTTTGTTCATAAGAGATCGTAACAGGGCTAGTTCCATAGCATATTCTCCAATGCCGCAAGGTCGGAAGGGTGTTTGTATTTCAGATCATCTGTGGTACGTAGAACCTTTACATCAGGCACTATAGTACGTAGTTGGCTCGCTATCTTGAGCGTCTTAGGTAGAGCATCGGGGTCAAGGCAGATAACAATACGATCTAGCACTGGTAGATAACGTATGTGATCCTCTGACAATGAGGTGCCTAAGACAGAGATACCTATAACATTGCCTCGCCCTACAGTATAAGCACTGATGCAGTCCTCTACCAATACACCTACCATACCATTGCCGTATGTGTACGGTACACCAGAGCTAGCGTAACGCAACCACTTTGGTTTCCTATGCTGGCTAATCGCGCGCCCTGCTGCATCCACCATAAGACCTTTGTAAGTGATCGGAAACACTGCTCTGTGTTGCCTAACATCGTACAAAACATCCTTGATGTCAATGTCCCATTTGTCGCACCAATCTTGCAGTGTATCTGGTTGCTGGTTGACTATGTAATCAGGTCTATCAAAAGGCTCTGGCCCCATAGACTTAGGGGTAACAGGGTTGAGACGCCGCTTGATATGTGTAGCTGGTAGCGACGTAGTGTCGCGTCCCTTTATGCCGCACCCTGCCTTGTAGCAGTTCCATACAAGCTCACCCTGTAAGTTGCTGGCGGTAAACGTACCACGCCCATTACATTTAGGGCAGTTCATGCGCTTAGTTGTATCAGGTTTTAGCCCAAGCGCAATAACAAAATCTTTTATCCTCATACCATTGACCTTCCTCTGAGTGCTTCTGTCGCACCCCTCAATGTATTTTTTAAGTAGGGTTTAAGAGAGGCAGGATTTACATGACCTGTTACTTGCATAATAGATGTAACTGGCACACCACCCTCTACCATCTGTGTTGCCCCTGTCCTACGTAGATCACTCACACGTAGTGTAGACGGTAGCTTAGCTTCTTTAAGAATATCTTTTATAATGTGTGATACCATATAAGAAGAGTAAGGTAGATACTGTCCTTTATGTGGTGTAACACGGGGTGCTATGTAAGGCTGAAAGCCAAAGTCTTTGTGCTGTTGTCGCAGCAAGTCCATTAGCTTTTCTTCAATAGGTAGGTGTACCTGAGCCTTTCTTTTTGATTGCAGGATAGTAATACTTTCGTTGTCAAAGTTGATACTGTCCCACGTTAATAGTCTAGTATCTCCTACCCTCTGCACCCAAGCATAGGTCATGTGAAAAATCAACCCAATGTTTCTCCACTCCCACCTACCATAAGATGTATCGAGGAATTGTTGAACCTGTTCATGTGACCATACAACTTTACGCTGCGGTGTTTGTCTTTTCTTTACACGAGAAAAAGGATTGAGACTAACCAACTCCCTGTCAAGTGCATAGTTAAACAACACGCTTGCAATCCGTACCGTTTTGTTAGCAGCGAACACTCCGCTATCTACTAGATCATCGTAGTATTCCTGTGCTTGTCTATGCGTAAGCGAACTCATAGGTGGGTCATTAAACATATCAACTACCCTGTTAAGATAGAGCAGGTAATCTGCTTGAGTATCCTCCTGTAAGCCCTTGAAGTTAGGGGAGTGTTTATACTGATAGACCAGCATAGATAGAGGGGCATTAGCTTTCAGGTTCTTATGTTTAAGCTGCCCCTCTTTCCATTCATCTATAGCAGCATTGAACTCCTTAGCAAGTTTGTAGGATGTAGACTGTCTGTTTGTCAATGCCTGTCTACGTACCAATCCTAAGCTTATGTATTTAGGGGGAGGGCGATAGTGGTATATAACCTTGCCATCTCTTTTGATAATTCGTTTGACATACTTAGGTACATCCATATCACCCTCCTGTAACTACTGGTTGAACCGTCCAACATTGGACAGCATCTTTCGTCGGGATATTTTATCCCCGATCTTGTCCCAGTTATCTAGCTCATCCCTAAACATAAGAGCATTCTGTTTTGTTTTAAACTGTGCAACACCTAGTGTTTCTCCGTAGGTATGTACGTTCATAACCCATAGGCCATTAACCTTTTTAGGTTGAGTGCAGTAAACATCTTGCATGTTATTTATTTCCTGCATTAGGAAGTCTAAAGGCATTAGTCATCTTCCTCGTTGTCCCACCAGTACGGTGTGATTGTGTATTTCCATGTGGCGAAGTGAGCCTTCTCACCTTTGTAGTATGCTCGGTATGCCCCAACAGGATCACCCTCCCGTTTGTATTCATCCGGCATACATTGTGGTATGTCAGTGAGATGACCGAATGGCATATTCTTAGGCTTGCGGCATAGCATAGGTACAAGACGCTCTGTAGCATGATCCTTACCATACCTGCGAGTGTACTCATCCATACACTCACCCATCAGTGTGTATAGCCACAGATAATTCATACTACTTTCTCTGGCCCACACTGCTGATGGATGATTGACGTGTGTCTTTTTGTAGATGCCTTCCGGTGCATCCTCACCATCAAGTACATGATGTGCAGTGGACAGCAACTGTCCGTACTCCAGTATCATCTTGACAATGTGCTTGTCGCAATGATCCTCCGCGCAATGCGCCGGATCGTCTGCTAGTTTGAAGATGTTCATCTAGTTCCCTCTACGTAAAAGATGTGGTCTCCTATCTGGGCCAACCTAACAAAGTTAGGAGACAAAGACCAATAAGGCTGCACATATGTCGCATGATAATGTGTCGCACCTAAGTTTTCATAAGGTTCTTCGTAAGCCTCTTCGACTGCTGTCTTAGCTGCCTCCCACGCAACTTTATCACGAGGTCGTTCAGGCTTACCGTCCCAGTAAAAGCTGAACTGGTGTCGCTGCTTCACTACGTCACAGATGTTATCGGGGAAACCTGAATGGTATACCCTGTTGGCTATAACATGGACAACTTGCCGCTGCCCTTCAGGTGGTTGATTGCGAGCCTCGTAATACACTGCAATAGCAGCGCACATAAATGCTGTTGTCAGCATATTGCATTCCTTTGTTTAGAATCTACTTAAGAATCTAGCGATGTGGTGGACAAAAGGTAATAGGCTCAGCGCCATCATAAGGTTTACACCTGTATGAGCCATCGCAATTCTGAGTGTATCACCTTTAGGCATACCGTCTGACACAAACAAACCTGCCAACCATATAGTACCAGTCGTACCTATGTTTGCACCTAATACACATGCAATGGCAGCAGGTAAAGGCACTGCTCCCGAAGCTACCAGAGCAATGATTGCAGTAGTGGACAGAGACGATGACTGCCACAGCAAGGTCATAACTATACCACCTAGAAACATCCAGTAAGGATTGTGAATAAAGTACGATAGGTGATCCATGTTACCCATCGACTTCATCCCACCGGAAAACATCTTCAGCCCGATATAGAAAACAACCAGCCCAACAAGTGTAGTGGCGATAGGATTACCTAATTCTATTTTAGGTATCATGCTGCAAGCGCTTTAAATGCAGGGTGGCTTACCCAATCATTAACCTGTTGTTCACGCTTGAACATTGTAACTGCCGCCGTGTCAGCAGCAGTCTCACGTAGCTTGAACCCGTTACGTTCGTCTGCATAAGTAGCAAAGTTAGTTAGTGCGCTGTAAAGACTGAACACATTATGTCCACGTGTCGTGGCCTCATTGAGGTACAGAGTAGTCAGCTTCTCTGCCTTACGATCTGACTTGACGATAGCCTTGAGAGCATCTTGCACCCGCTGCACTACCAACTGTTTGTCAGCCCATGTCTGAAGCAGGCGACCATGTGCATTGAACTCTACCTTAGCTTCGTTAAGCTCATCAATGAACGTGTCCAAGTCCCAGTTGGTAGTGTTCTTCCGCCTGATACGAGTGTGATCCCCCGATAGCATCCCGTTTGTACAGAACTTATCAATGGCACCATAGAATATCTGATTAGAACACAGGCCATCAAGACCATGTAATGCAATGACACGTTGAGACACCTCTGTTTGATGGCGGTCAGTTGTGACCGTGTATTTCACATTAGGAAACGTGACATCCATTAGTGCAAACGCACCAAACCGAGAGGTTTGCCACCGTACCTTAGCGTCGTCCAGATCATTCCAAGATAACGTGTCAGTAATAGCTGCCTGAACACGGCGGAAAAAGTTAGGGTGCGGGTTGATAGGGTAGCCCTTTCCAACAATACCCAACACCTCACCGTTGGATTGATTAACCACGTACTTTTTTCCTGCCATACGAGTAGGTTCGTGGGATACCTTGAAGTTGATATTCTCTGGCAACTCGCCAAAGATTCGGGGGTCAACCCCATCTAACGGGAAGTCTAAAGGCATTGTATAGTTCCTTTGTAGTGTCCAATGTTGGACGGTTAATCATAGGTTTCAGTAGCTACCCATTCAATAGTAGCATTAGGATACTGCCATTGCAATACAGTCATTGCATGTTCAAGGGCAATCATAGGATCATCAGTATCACTAACCGGAACGGTCGCTATGTGATCGTTGATACTAAATTTCATATGGTGTTCTGGCATACTACCCTGCTTTCC